GAACAGTGAAAGTGTTCTTGCTTCCTCTGTGCTACTATCCTTAGTCATAAGACCCGGAGGAACTGTCATATCTAAATAGAAAAGATATGGTCTTGAAACATTAGATTTTCTTAACTGAGAACTAAATTCTTCTAGAGGGGTTTTTGATGTTGTAGCCATTAAAGTGCCATTAAATAATTAATATTTAATCATACTTAAAGATTCTAATGGCTACAAATCAACAGTCAAATCCATCAAGAAAAAGTATTTCGGTTTCTTCTATAGATCAACTGAAAGACAAAAAAGTTCTTTCATTTCCATCTGACTTGGGGGTTGCAGTTAAAGATTCGGCTGGAAATGATTATACATATATCTTGATCAGAATTAATACTTCTACTAATGGAAACAAGTTAAAAGAAGACAAAGGTACTGGTGATGTTCTTACTGCTGCTCGTGCCAGGCAGTCGGGTGCTTTACAAATGGGTGAGACTGCAAATCTAGCTAGTTACTTACCAAATTCTGTTTATAACAATGCAAAACCGGATCAAGACATGAATACTAGATTTGGTTCTGAGAATGTTACTAAAGAAAAATGGATATACAGACCTGGGCTGACTAAACTTGATAGAGTTATTGTTCTTCCTATGCCGAATAACTACAATGTAGATACTACGATGGATTATTCAAATGAAGACACGGGTTTACTGTCCAACGCTGCTGATGCTGTCGCTTCCAGGGGTGAGGGTCTAATGACGATTGTTGGTGGAAAATTGGCTTCCGCTGGTCTAAATGGAATCGCAAATGCATTGAAAAAAGCTGCCGGCATGAATACAAGTACTACCGGACCCGGAGAAGATAGAAAATTATTTGCGGCTGGCAGATTAGCAACAAATTCGAAGAAAGAAATTCTGTTTAACGAAATTTCTTTCAGAACATTTAACTTTAATTATGTCTTTGCACCAAAGAATGCTCTTGAATCTACAACGATTCAAGAAATTATTCGAACTCTTAGATATTATGCTTCCCCTGAATTAGATGGCGGCAAACTTTTTTATACATTCCCTGCAGAATTTGAGATTAGTCTTATGAAAGGTAATTCAGAAAATACAGCACTGCCAAGAATTACTACTTGCGTTCTAGAAAACATAAATGTTAGCTATAGTTCTGGATCAACTTGGGGTAATTTGCCAGATGGTATGTCACCAGAAGTATCTGTTTCAATGAAGTTTAAGGAATTGGAACTTGTCGACAGAAACCGTATCTGGGACAAAGAATCGTCTATAACATCTGGATATTAAACATGACATATTTTTCAAACTTACCGTACACCACGTATGAATTCAACGGGGTTGAAAATATAGCAAAAGACATTTTAACTCGTGCTCGATTCATTTCAGAATATGCTCCTTATACGGATATGTTTGAAGAATATGAAATAAGCAACAGCGAAACTGCTCAATCAATTGCAAAAACATATTACGGCGCAGCTACTTACCACTGGGTCATTCTCATATTCAACGAGATTCATGATCTAGAAAATGAATGGCCGCGCGACAACTATAGATTAGAAATGTACTGTGAAGAAAAATATGGTGCCGACAAGAATGCAATCAAACACTGGCTTGATGCAGATAAGAATGTTATAGGTGAAATTAAGGTGTACTCAAAAGACAATGCTTGGATTCCACCGAGCAATCCTGGAGTACCAGATAACACATACTATTTTTCGGAAACTTTCTATGAGTACGAAGACAGAATCAATGATGAAAAACGTATCATCAAAATAATGAGACCAGAACTACTTGGTGATTTTGTTAAACAATTTTCTGATGCTCTAAATGGCTGAAATTAAAACCTCAATCACCACCCCAGGTGAGATAAATATAAGACGTTTTGATCTAAGATCTAACAATGGTAAGATTCTTGATCTTTCGGCTATCGTCTATGATATGACATTGTATGAAGATATCTTTTCAAACACAATGTCGGGATATCTATTAATTCAAGATTCGTTGGATCTGATCAATACTTTACCTATTGTTGGTGAAGAAATTCTTTATATAGATGTACAAACACCTTCTCTTGAGCAGAGCATCACTAAAGAATTCTACGTTTATAAACTTTCGGAATTAGTTCAGAACAAACGTTCATCGACTTATTTGCTTCATTTTTGTTCGTTAGAATTAATCAGTTCAACTAATTCTAAAATCTCTAAGTCATTCAAGGGTAATATAACAAACAATGTTCAAGAAATATTTACAAATAAAGTATATGGTCTTGGCTCCGAGAAGAAAATTGACTTTGATGTGACGGCAAATGACTATTCATTTGTTGCACCATATTGGAGTCCAATGCAAACGATCAATTGGCTCACAACAAAGAGTTTAAATAAAAGAGGTATATCTAATTTTCTATTTTATGAAAATAACAAAGAATACAAATATACGTCTATAGATTCTTTGCTGTCGGCACCAATAATTAGAGATTATGTTTTGTCCGATGTAAATTCAACTACCGCGGTTGGTGGTGACATTGAAAAAAGATATTCGTTTGTTGAATTGGTAGAAATGCCAGTAACATTCGATTATATGAGAAATCTATCGGCTGGTATGTATGGTGGCATTCTTTATACTTATGATTTAACTACAAAAAAGATTAAAAAAACTGAATATGATTATTTGGGGGATTTTACGAAGAGCAATCATACTAATAATTCTCCTCTAAAATCTAAGAACTTTTATAAAAATCTCAAAGCATCAATTCACTTTGCTGGACAAAATGATTATCTAAACGGATCGTTTAAGTCACAAAGAATACACGATACTATGCTCCAGAGAAATTCTCTGATGGAGCAGATTAGAGCTTTTAAGTTTAATATTAAAGTGTTCGGTCGTACTGATATAAAAATAGGACAGACTATAAACTACACTTCACCTAAGGGCCGTGAAATTGCTAGTGATGATATAAAGACTAACGCTGGATCAGAATATTTCACTGGCAAGTATCTGATTACAGCAATAAGACACAGAATTATAGCAGGTAAACATAGTATGGAAATGGAAATAATTTCTGACTCTTTTGTTAAAGAAATTTCTCAATGAATAATTTTTATCTAGGTATTATAGAGGATAGAATCTCGGACCCATTGAAGCTTGGTAGAGTAAAAGTTCGTGTTTTTGGTGTACATACAGAATCCATGGTAGATATTCCAACTGAAGATCTACCATGGGCCATACCGTTGATGCCAGCTTCTTCTGCTTCTTTATCGGGTATTGGCGATGCTGTACCACAGTATTTAGAAGGCACCACGGTATTTTTGTTTTTTCAAGACGGAGAATCAAAGCAACAACCAATAATATTAGGTTCTCTTGCTGGAATTCCTCTATACAAAAATCCACTTTCTAATTTAACAGAAGAAGTTAATTCTTCTATTACGGTACCTAATGCCACTGTTCTTGAATCATCTGCTGGAACACTTACGGATTCTTCTGGCCAAGCAGTAACAGATTCATCTGGTACTCCAGTTGCAACTGACACCAATTTAATACCACCGTTAGATATAACAGAAATGGTAGCTAAGTTTGGTAATAATGTTTCTTTGGTATATGAAACTCTATTAAATTTCGGCATCAAAGATCCCTATGCATTAATAGGTATTCTTTCTAACATTGCCAAAGAGAGTGCATTTAAATTAAAACGTGAAAGTCTAAATTATGCCACAGTATCCAGACTGAAAACTGTCTACCCAAATTACTTCAGTAAGTTAACTGATACCGAAACTGCACAGTATCTTGGTAATGAAGAGAAACTTGCAAACTTTGTGTATGCTAATAGATATGGAAATAAAGATCCAGCCTCAGGAGATGGATATAATTTCCGAGGTGGCGGCTTCATTCAGATTACTTTTAGAAGTAATTATAAAAACATCGGCTCTAAAATTGGTATAGATCTTGAGTCTGATCCATCCCAAATCAATAATCCAAAGGCCGGCGCAAAATCTGTAGCACAATATTTCATAAATTCGTTTGGCGGCCGTGGCCGGCTGAGTTTCAATAGTTTAGATGAAGCATTATCTGCTTGTACTAAGAAAGTTAATCCGGGCGGCTATGCTATGGATTATCCTAAGGTGGTTACATACTCTAAATTATGTAAGATAATTGACAACTCGGAAGAAACAGAAAAACAAGTAACGGAAGAAGTTACCAAACCGAATGCACCCGAGAACGATATTAACAAATCTGCTACTCAGTCAGAGATTAATTCTGGGAGCGCTTCTAAAAATAAGCCTATAGGTATGTCTGGGTTTAAAGATCCATCAGGAAAATATCCACTTACTGCAATGTTAAATGAACAAGACACCTCACGTTTAGCAAGACGCAATGTGCTGAATACATCAGTTGATGTTAGAAACAAAAAGCGAATGACTGGTATTCCAAATGTTGCTGGTGAAACATTCGATGAACCAGCACCGGCATATAATGCGCAATATCCATTTAACAAAGTACATACAACTGAATCTGGTCATACAATTGAATTTGATGACACTCCGGGTAATGAAAGAATAAGTCAATACCACACAGCCGGTACTTACACAGAGATTGATAAGTACGGCAATACGGTCAATAAGATTGTAGGTGATAATTACTCAATCACCGAGCGCAATGGTTATGTCTATATTGACGGCACGGCAAGAATATCGGTCGGCTCTGATGTAAAGCTTTATGTTGCTGGTAATATGGCAGTAGAAGTAGATGGAGATCTAACATATAATGTTGGTGGATCAGTTAACTGGAAAATTGGTGGCAATTTAGTACAAGGTGTTGGTGGCCAAAATTCTATGAAATCTGGCTCTTCAACCGATATAGATTCTTCAATGATAAATTTAAATTCTGGTTCTGCTATAGTAAATTCACCTTCTGCCAGATCTGGTAAAACCAATGATTATGGAAAAAGAATACCAGAAAACTTCTTGGGTGCAGAAACAATTAAGTTTGATGATGCCGACCCAGCCCAGGTAGATGCTCACCATGTGGAACAAATAAGATTAGGTGAGATTACTAAAGAAGAATTAAACCAAGGCGAAGCAGCAAAACCTATAGAAAAAGATGAGGAACCCGCAGCCGTGAAAGAAGCACTAACACCAAGTTCATGTGCAATGTTTGAGAACAAAGATAATATTCCAGACACAACACAAATATCTAAATACTTCACCATCGGCATGCTTTCATCAAATGCTGTTGTATCACATTACAAAATTACGGCACAGAACGGGCTTACCAAGGCACAGATTGCTTGTAATCTCAAAAACTTGGCAGAAAACTGTCTTGATCTGATTAAGGCTAAATATCCAAATATGAATGTGACTTCTGCTTTCCGAGTAAGTACATCTGGCTCCCAACACAATCGTGGTATGGCAGCTGACATGCAATTTACTGGTGCTTCAAAGTCCGATTACTATGATATTGCTTTATGGATTAAAGCCAATATTGTTTATGATCAATTATTGTTGGAATATAAAACTACAGGGACTAGACTTCCGTGGATTCATATCTCATATAATTCTGCTGGAAGCAGACACCAGACGCTTACTTTGATGAATAACAAGACAAAAGGCCAAGGTCTTTTGAAATTAGAGGCATAAAATGGTAACACTAACTAGAAATTCTCGTGATTATGTAGATGTAGATTTTGGATTTACAAAACACCCAGATTCTTATAATCTTACAATAAAGAAAAACATAAACGCCGTAAAACAAGCTGTTATTAATTTGCTCTTACTTAGAGAAGGTGATAAGCCTTTCCACCCAGAGATTAAGTCACCAATATTTGATTCTCTGTTTGAATTGAATACGGCTGTGGAGAAAATCATTATAGAGGATGAAGTCAGAAAATACATTAATACTTATGAACCTAGAGTATATGTACAATCCGTTTCTGTATCTTTTGATAATCAAAATTCGCTATCATGCACAGTTGTTGGCCAAATTATTAATCTTCAAGAACCTTTTGAAGTCAATATACTTGTAGAACGTCTTAGATAAGCATTAAATAAATCAATAAAGAATTAAAACTATGGCCACAACACCAATAATTGATCTAGACTTTGATCAGATTAAAGCCGCAATCATAGATTATATCAAGAACTCAGACACAACGTTCACCGACTATAATTTTGAAGGCTCTGCTTTAAACTCAATAATCGATGTTCTTGCATATAATACTCATACTAATGCATATTATGCAAATATGCTACACTCTGAGAGTTTTCTTGATACTGCACAAAAACGTGGATCAGTAGTTTCTAGAGCAAAAGAACTTGGTTACACACCAAAGTCCGTTACTTGTTCAAACGCTTTTGTTAATGCATATACTTCTGGTCTTTCCAGTCAAAGTACTATATTTTATATTCCCCGAGGCACAATTTTTACTTCTTCTAACGATTCTGGTTCTTATCAATTTCTTGCAAAAAGTGATTATTATTCAAAATTAGATGAAACTAATGGCACTCGACATGTTTTCGCGGGCATTAATCTAGTTTCTGGTGTTTATTTATTTAATTCATTTACAGTAAATTCACTAATAAATATTAGATCAATTTTCACAATTCCCAACAATAGCATTGATACTAGTACTTTACGCGTGTTTATAAAGGATTCTGCTAATTCTATAGAAAAAACAGAATATAAATTAGCATCTAATGTGTTTGACGTCGAGCGCGAAGCCAAAGTTTACTATCTCCAAGAGTCGTACACCGGCCAGTTTGAAATTTACTTTGGTGATAATATTCTTGGCAAAAAGCCGGGCGATGGTAGTGTGATTGAAGTAGATTATTTTGCATCTACATCTCCAGATTTACCAAATGGTTGCAGATTTTTTGATGCATCCGGAATTACATTTGATGGTGGTGTGAATATTGAATCAACCGAGACTACACAAGTAGCATTTGGCGGATCCCTGAAAGATTCAATCACTACTATCAAGTTTAATGCGGTTAACACAAACAAATCTAAGAACCGAGCAGTAACATCTTCTGACTATTCTACTTTGCTTGTTTCTAATTTTCCGTTTATCAAATCGGTAAATTCTTGGGGAGGCGAAGATAATGTACCTCAAGTATTTGGTAAAATCTTTTTATCTTTACAACCTGTCTCCGGGTTTACAATTTCCGATTATGTAAAAACTACTCAGATCTTGCCAGTAATCAAGAAAAATTCCTTGGTGACTATTACCCCAGAGTTCGTTGATCCAGAATATACATTTTTAGAATTCAACACTAAAGTTCAATACCAAAAGAATAGGACTCTCTTAACTAAGTCGTTGATTGAAAGTTATGTTAGAAATGTTATTTCTACATATGTTTCTAATATATCTTCTTTTAATTCAGAATACATCCATTCTCAGTTGATTAGAAGTTGTTTATCCATTGATTCTTCAATCACCTCGGTTGATATCAAAGTAAACATTGTCAAAAATATTGTGCCTTACATTGGTGTGAGCACCAATGTATTGTTTAGTTTCAACAATGAAATTGAAGATGGATCGATTTCATCTACTAAATTCTACATGCTGAATAACTCAGAGAATGTAATCGTTTCTCTGAAACAGATCCCTGATTCTTATACCGATGCTTTTAAGACCGTAGCAAATGTTGGTGCTTATAATGCAGACAATCAATTGATGAGATCTGTGGGTACGGTTAATCTAAAAACCGGCGAGGTTAAGATAGCAATCAACGTATCAAATTTTGTTACTTCTATAGTCAAGGTAGTTAAACTCAAGACCAAAACGGTCGACTTAAATATATCAACCAAGAACAATCAAATTTTGGCTCTTGATGCAAATCTCAAAGACGGCCCTTCTGGTCTCATTGATAATAATTACATTCTGGTAGAAGAATATCTAAAATAAGCAATGGTAAATTATCAAAATAATGTGGTAGACAATTATCCACTCTATCAAGCATTCATAGATTTATATTACTCTTACATTAAACAGAGAACGGCACCCGTCGGAGAAATCTTCAATCATTTGAATGAATTAGATCCAGACCTGGCATTAGATAATGAAATAACAAGATTCTATGATGTTTACGCTAAAGAGCTACCACAAACAATTGCATATGATAAAAGAAATCTGATCAAGCTTTTAAATCAGATTTATGAAGGTAAGGGCACTGAGAATTCTCTGAAGTTGCTCTTCCGCTTAATTTATAATGAAGATATCAACATCAGTTACCCAGGTGACTTTGCTCTAATTCCATCTTCTGGTAAGTGGATAAAAGAACAATATTTCACAGTGTTCCTGCAACGTGGTGTGCCACCACCAGAGAATTCAAGATTAGTATTCTCTAATGATCTTGGTGATTTTTCTATTATCACCACCGGTTTAGAAAAAGTAGGTAATGATACATACAGAATTAGATTCTCTGCACTAGACAGAGTTCATATTCCGATGGAGCAAGTTATATCTCACACCGATGGTGTGAATACTTACTTCGTCGGAATAGTAATTCCATCACCACAAAAGCTTAGAATATTAAAGCCGGGCAAATACTGGAAACGTGGTAAAGCTATTACTATACCAGGTGCGATTAGAGACACAGTTGCTGTAATCTCCAGTGTTTCTTCTGGTGGTATTATAACTGGAGTAGAAATATTAGAATACGGCATTGGTCACGATTTAAATCAGATATCTATTATTTCACCATTTCCAAGAAAGCCCACAGGAACTATAAATGATCTTTCATTTGAAATAACTGCTGTAAATCCAGCCGCTGTTGGCGCAGGCTTCCCAGATCACCCAGGTGTTGTTTATCATCATACTTTAAATATTGAAGATTATTCGAATGGAATCGCAGATGAAGTAATTGGTACGATCGCTGGTTACACACATAATTCTTATTTTCTTTCATACTACCTTCTTGAAGATTACATCGGCACAGAAGAAATTCATACCAGCAGTAACCCAGCTGGAAGTATAGATAATGTAGGTAGAGATACGGATATTAAAACGTGGCAAGAATCATTAGCATTATTAATGTATGAACATGATTTTTTGGTTGAAATGAAGGGTAATTACTCCGGTGATGACGGCCAACTTTCGAACCAGTTAATTAAAATACAAGATTCTTATTTTTATCAAGCGTTTTCTTATCTTTTAGAGAGTGTACAAGACCCAAACACCTATAAGAAAATGGCAGATTTGTTCCACCCAGCTGGAACAAAACGTTTTTCTGGTTATATTAAGCAGATTAATGAAAGTCTTCCATATCAATTCAGTCGTGCATTCTTAGTTGATACAATTGTTCTTAGAGAAAGACAGACATTTGAAGATTTGGAATTCTGGGTATTGGTTAAGTATTTTAATGATATTCTTTCTACACCACCCGATAGTATTAGATATAAAGTAGTTGTAAAACCTTTGTCAGATATTCAGCCAGCGGGTCCAACAGTAAAGATGAAACACTTTACTAAAATTGCTTCAGATGTTGTAACCTACTTAGATATTAATCCAAAGACAGTAAATAAATCTTTTGTATTGGATTCGGTTACTGGATTCGAAGCTATAGACTATAAGATATTTGATAAAGTATTTGAAATAGAATATCTATCACCAACACATATAGATTCTAGAAATCTTATAAAACCAAAAGCAGATTCGCAGACTGTAGACGAAACTAAGTTTAGTAAAGAATACGATAAAGCTGCTTCCGATTCTCAACATGTTTTCGATACAAGACCAAGTTTTACCAATATAAAAACTATTGCAGACATATATAATACTGAGACCGTTTTAGAAATACTTACAAGAAGTATAACAAAAGGTGCTTTCCAGGATACGGCAACAATCATCTCGATTGATGGTAACGGTTCTCTAGTAGATGGTAGATGGGATCAAACTTATTCTACCGGAGATTACTCAGAAACTCATAAATGGATAACTTTTAGTTAGATTTGCATTAAATAAATAATAAACCAACCCAAGTTAAAGGAAATCTCATGATTAATGACTCACTAAAACCAACCGGCGAACTTTTGATTGTTCTCCGTGGCCCTGACGGCAAAGTTAAGGAACAAAAAACTGTTCCAAATATGATTGTCACATCTGGTAAAAATGCTATTGCTTCGCGTTTAGTAGGCACGGCCACAGCTGTTATGTCACATTTGGCTGTCGGTCAGAGCACGACTGCACCGGTGGCAACTCAAACGGCTTTGATTACAGAATTCACAGGTGGCTCGAATACTAGAGCAGCTCTCACTGTAGCAGGTGGTGCCGTATCGGGCAACCAAATCACCTTCACTGCAACATTTGGTGCAGGTAACGCAACCGGCCCAGTAACTGAAGCAGGTATCTTTAACGCTTCTACGGCTGGCACTATGTTGGCTCGTACGACATTCTTAGTAGTTAACAAAGATGCTTTGGACACATTAACAATTTCTTGGATCGTGACTATCTCGTAGTATAATGGCTAACTCAATCAGAACCGGTCTTCACTTTAGTGTTGCTGATACTATTCTTAAAGAAATTCAGTATCAGCGGTCTAACTATTTTTTCTTCCTTGGAAAGATTGATCCATGGATTCCGGATGACGTCTATGTAGATAAAAATCTAATTAACTCCGATTATGAAAATAATGCTATAAGAACTAACATTATTTATATCAATAGAGTTTCGCCTACAGATGTATCGCTTGTGACCAAAAGAAATCTATGGACCGGTGGTCTTGTATATGATCAATATGATCATACAAAGGATCTAAATACTCTTACTTACTTTGTTGTTACAGACGAATACAATGTATATAAGTGCTTGAGTAATAATAATGGAGTTCAGTCTATAATTAAACCTGTGGGCAAACCAACTATTCCATTAAAACTTTCTGATGGTTACATTTGGAAGTACATGTATGCAATTCCTTCGTTCAAAAAATCGAAGTTTTTGTCTTACTCATACATTCCAGTTCAAACCGCACTGTCTGATAGTTTCTATAATAATGGTTCCGTTGATGATGTTGTTGTAGAATTTGGTGGCTCGGGCTATACGGATGCACCAAATGTCACAATAAGTTTAATTGGTGCAACATTGGCTGGATCAGGTGCATCTGGCCACATTGAAGTAGATGCTTCTGGTCACATAATTAACGTAGTCATTGACAATGGTGGCATCGGGTATATCGCTGGAGTACGACTCTCTGTGACAACATCTTCAGGCGCAGGAGCCGAATTGACTGCAATAATCAACGGTTCTGGTGTGATCACTGGCGCTACAATAGATAAGCCAGGTGTTAGTTATCAAAATGGTAATATAATAAACTTTTTGCTCGGTGGCGCAATCTTGGTACCCGGCGTTAGTCAAATATTATATGATGAAACTTCTACATATGTTTCTGGTGGTGAAATTACAAAAGTCACCATCATTGAGCCGGGTATTGGATATGCAGTACCTCCTACTTTAACCGTAGTTTCTGCTAATGCAACGGGCACTGGAAAATATGGGGCCGGCTCTGCTCTACTTTCCGCAATTGTATATCAAGGCAAGATAGTCCAGGTAAATATTCTTGACTCAGGCAAACAGTATGAGAACGGCATTGGTACAAACATCGCTGTTTTTGGTGATGGCGCTGGAGCTAAATTTACACCAGTAATTTACAATGGTTCTATTGTAGATGTGGTTGTTGATAATCCGGGTAAAGATTACTCCGAAGTTATAGTTTCTATATCAACTGCTTTAAATCCAGAATTAGTAGAAGCAAAAATCACTCCTGTACTTGGATCATCCGACTTTTCATCTGATCAATACATTATTGAACAAACTTCTGTGGGTGGAGCCATATACACAATAGTTGTAACCGAACCGGGTACTAATTATACTGCCAATGCTTTGGTTAATATTAGCGGTGACGGAACTGGTGCCACAGCTGTGACAGAAGTGGTTGACGGCAAAATTACTAAAATCACAATGACATCATTTGGTCAAGATTATGCGTATGCAAATGTTTCTATAACGGATTCTGCTAGATCTATAGCAGATTCAAATGTAGAAATGGTAGCATATGCTATCATGCCGCCAAAATATGGCCACGGCCGTGACGCGGTAAAAGAATTGAGTTCATCTACTATTGCATTTTCGAATATTATCAAGAAAGATCCAGCAATTGTTGAACTTGGTCAAGATTATAGATATTTTGGTCTGGTTAAAAATCCAAAAAATATTCTTACCGGTGAGCTGATTAGAGTTCAGAATTCTGTAATAGCACATTATGTTACATTCAACACTGTTGCCAATTTAGTCATAGATGAAATTTTACTTAAAAACGGTGCCAAATTCAGAGTAGTAGCAAAAAAATTCAATGATGTCACACTGCAACCTATCAGTTATGGATATATTGCTTCTGCTGGTACTTATATCGCAGAGGTTGATTCTGGTAGATCATATACAACGACCGCAGTTGCTAACACACCAATCATAGATAAATATTCTGGCGATCTTTTATTTGCATCTGCAGAAAACCCGTTTACCTTTACAGCAGATCAGACGTTCATTATTAAAACTTTCCTTACAGTTTAAACACGGTTCACAATTATGTCTACAAATTTATCGGTTGCTCCATACTACGATGATTATACCCCAAGCTCTGATTATCACCAGATTCTTTTTAAGCCGGGGGTTTCTGTGCAAGCTAGAGAACTTACTCAGATGCAAAGCATCCAGAGAAATCAGATCTCTGCCTTTGGTAATCACGTTTTTAAACACGGATCTGTTGTCCTTCCAGGAAATGCTACAACAGACTTTGAAGTTTCTTATGTGAAAATTGTAGCTATTGATCTTGATGTTGTGACATTAGTAGGAACAATTCTTATTGGTCAAACTTCGCAACTTTCTGCGTTTGTGAAATACGCAACAAACGCAACAGCTACAGACCCTGCAACTTTATTCGTTACATATTACAACGTTGGTATCAATGGAGAACGTACTTTTATATCAGGTGAAACAATCACGGATAATATAAACAATCTTACTATATGGACTAAGTTGGTAAATGAAAATACAGAAGCAACAGGACAGGCTGTTTTAGCTTCAGTTAATAAGGGTGTTTTCTTCGTTAATGGCACTTTTGCTAACGTTTCACCACAGACCGTGATACTTGCAAAATACTCCGGAGTTCCATCTGGCTCAGTTTTGTTAAAGATCGATGAATTTATTGTTGATGCTAATACAGATCCAACACTATTGGATCCTTCTCAGGGTTCTTATAATTATGCAGCGCCGGGCGCGGATCGTCTTAAGATTACTCTTACTCTTGTAACTCTTCCTCTTGGTTCTACTTTTGGTGAAGATTATATTGAATTAATGCGCTATGATAATGGTGATCTGTTAGAACTTTTGAGATATTCTAAGTATTCGGAACTTGAAAAAAATCTTGCGCGCAGAACATATGAACAATCCGGCGACTACATCACAGAAGGTTTAGAATTGTCTGTCCGAGAACATTTAAAGAAAACTGTAAACGGCGGAAAGTACGATTATGTTGATGGTGTTGTTGGTGGCCTGGCTGAAAAATTCATTACTAATATTTCTCCCGGGAAAGCATATGTGAATGGATATGAATCAGAAATATTTTCGACCCGAGAACTAGTAGTTGATAAAGCTCGAACCGTAGATCATATAAAAACAACTACAGCAAACTTGACACCATCATTTGGTCAGTATATCCAAGTTACGGATTTGGCAGGTCTTCCCTCGTTTTCTACTCAAGAAACTATTACTTTCTATGATAATGTTTCTGGGGGTACAATTATTGGCACTGCATCAGCTCTAGGAATTGACTACATTCAAGCAGCCGGGGCTGATGAAACATCTGCTATATATAATCTTTATATTTCAAATATAATTCTTAATACGAGTAAGTCTCTGGTTGATGCAGCCCGCGTAGTTTTTGGTGCTGGCTCATTTAAAGTAGTACATAAAATAATTGCTGCATCTTCATCTGCGACAGATTTTGTCTTGTCTGAAGTTATTTCTACTGCTTCCGGAAGATCAGCAGTCGTTCGGAAATATGTTAGATATACCGGTGAACTTTATGTTACTAAATCCGCAGCAGCTATTATACCGATTGTCAATGACATTATCACAGCACCATCTAGTGCAAGTGCCAAAATCTTATCTATAGGAGTTATGTTTAAGAACGTTTCGGATAATTTACTCATTGAACTTCCCAAGAAATCTGTTTATGCAGTTAAAAATACAGCAAATGCAGTTGACATGTCTTATAAGATTTATTATAATACTACTGTTACTTGTGATAACGGAACGGCTTCATTTGCTGTTACCGGTATGAAGATTGATCCAAAAGAACAAGGTAATTTTATGGTTGTTGGAGCAACCCAGGTATATCCACTTTCTGTTGCTACAGTTGCCCCGGATGGGCTTTCTGTGTCAATTACTGGCATAACACCATTAAATGCAATTTTATATATTACGTGTGCTGCAACTAAATCTCTTACTGAAACTACACCTAAGACTAAATCTAAAAGCACATCTTTAGGTGAGGTATTTACACTATCTTCTGGTGTTGGTCAACTGAAATACGCTGACGGTATTCGACTCATCAATGTCACATCAACTATAGATGGTGATGTGACATCAAGATTTGTATTTGATAATGGCCAGCGCGACTATGTGTACAAACGCGCTTCGGTAGTACTAATCTCAGGTACAGTACCAACAGGCACTCTCACTGCCACATATGATTATTTTGTACATAACCCAGGCTCGGGTGATCATTTTTCTATAGATTCTTATGTTTCTTCTGGTCTCATAGATTATTTTGAGTCATCACTTCTTAGTTACACCAGCAAATCTGGGGGTACCAAGTATGATCTAAGAAATTGTTTAGATTTTCGGCCAAGAGAAGGTATTACCGGTGGTATTACTGGAGTTAATTCTCTTACCAACTATCTTCCACAGATTGATTCTAGAATTACTACATCGCTTCAAAGTTATGTGGGTAGATACGATGTGGTAGTAATTGATAAATCTTCTACTTTAAAAGTTATTTCTGGTACACCTTTGGAAACACCAAAGATACCAACTATAAATTCTGAACTAGTTTCTCTAGGCATTCTTTATATTCCGCCTTACACTTATACCGTTAACGATATTAAGTTTACAAAGACTAACAATTCTACTTATAGAATGAAGGATATTTTTTCGATTGAAAATAGAATTTCTAATCTTGAAGAGTACGTCACACTTAACGCAACGGAAACATCGGTTGTAAACTATGATATTATTGATGCGCAAACTGGCCTCTCTCGGTACAAATCTGGTTATTTGGTAGATACGTTCGAAAATCCAGATACGATCTCGGATATTCTTAATGATCAATTTACTGTAACATATTTCTCCGGAAATATTATCCCACAATTTGAAGTATACGAAACTCCTCTTGTCTCTGTGAACTCTGGTTCTTTGATGACTAAAAACGGTGTTGTGTCGCTTCCTTATACAGAAATAGTTTTTGCTAAACAACCTCTATCATCTAAGATCACAAACATTAACCCATTCTCTGTGTTTTCTTGGTCTGGTATTATGACTATTCAGCCAAAATCTGACTCGTGGGAAGAAATTCAAAACTTGCCATTGATTCTTAATACACATAATCAAGTATTCAATAATACAGTTGTAAATGTTATAACAGAAACTGTGAACGTTAATAGACCGTGGAATTGGGTTCCTCCTACCGGCGCATTGGTAAGTTATGCGGCCGCGCCAACGCCGGTTGTAGCTCCGCGTCCTGCTTCCACCGGGTCATCTGGGAGCGGAGGTGGTGGTTGTTTCACGGGTGAGACAAAGGTCACAATGCATAACGGAGTCTATAAGAAAATCTCAGAGGTTGTTCCTGGTGATTTAGTTATGTCTAAATCCGGGGGCTATAATGAAGTCCTTTATGTAGAATCGCTCGATAATACAATGTGGAAATTATATAGTCC